TTAACACAGCTCTCACACTGATGAGAGCCATGTCAAAAATTTAAAAGAGGTGAAATAGTATGACAGTCAAAGAATTGAGAGCAAAAGCTAAAGAATTAGGTTTAAAAGGTTTTTGGACATTGAAAAAAGCTGAATTGGAAAAATTAATAGAAGAAAATACTGTACATCTACATGATAGTGAAGTTCTATTCACTGGGGAATGTTCAGGAGAAGGGGAATGGTTAAATCATAGAAGAATAGGAGCAACAGACACATCAGTTCTTATTTGTGATAATGCTTACAGAAATAACTTGCTTGATAGACCTGATAAATACACAAGTCCTTTCTTAATGTTTGAGGAGAGAAAAGGAAGATATAAAAAAGAGATTTCTTTTAACTCACAGGTAGCAATGGACTTTGGACACTATGCAGAGGATTTTATAATTGCACATCTTCCAGCACTGTTTGAGAAAGAGTTCAATATTAAAATACAAGAAACTTTAAAGGGTAACCAAGTTGTAGCAAATAAAAACTATCCTCTATGGAGTTGTACTCCTGATAGTTGGGTAAAAATAGAAGGCGAATGGTATCCAGTAGAGCTAAAAACTGGAAATAGTTATACAGCTTATGAATGGGAGAGAGAGGAAGTTCCAAACAAGTATTTTGCACAAGTACAACAACAACTTGCAGTACTAGGGAAAACTAAAGGATTTTTAGTTGGATTTGTAGACAATAGATTTACTAGAGTTTATGAGATTGAAAGAGATGATAAACTAATCAGTCAAGCTTATGAAATAACAAAAAGATTCCAATATTACCTTGATAACGACATAGCCCCTGAACTTAATGGATGTGAGGCTGAATGTGAATATCTTAAAGCTGAGTTTCAAGGTTTTGGTAATAAATATGAGAAAGTTCCAAGCATTGATATAGATGCTAAAAAAGTTCAAGATTATTTTGCTATGGAAGATACTAAAAAAGAGTTATCAAAGGAAACTAAAGAGATTGAGAAGGATATGAAGATGCTAACATGCATCATACAAAATAAGATGCTAGAGTTTGAAACTGAAAATTTAGTTATAAATGGCAGTTATCTAGCAACTTGGAAGATCGATGCAAGAGGAGCTAAAAGATTTAGTTTTAAAGAGCTTAAAGAAAATCAAAAAATTAAAGAGGTGGCATAATAATGGCAAGAGCAGTAAACAAATTAGTAGCAAATGAAAATGAGGTTTCAACTGGAGTTCCAGCTTTAAAAAGTGCATTAGCAACACAAGCAATAAAAAAACAAATTAAATCATTGCTTGGTGATAGATCAGGGCATTTTATGATGGCAATAGTTCAAGTTGTAGAAGGTACTCCGCAATTACAACAGGCAGAACCTCAATCAATAATCAATGCGGCAATAGCAAGTGCAGTATTAAATCTTCCTATTGAAAAAAATCTAGGATTTGCTTATATAGTTCCTTACAAAGATAGAGAAAAAGGAATGATTGCACAGTTCCAATTAGGATATAAAGGATATATACAACTAGCTTTAAGAAGTGGAGAGTATAAATATATCAATGCTATTGAAGTAAAAGAGGGAGAAATTAAAAATTATAATATGCTTACTGGAGAGTTAGAACTAGAATTTATTGAAGATATTGATAAAAGACTTGAGGCTAAAACTATCGGTTATGCTAGTTATATAGAGTTTAACAATGGATTTAGAAATACACTCTTTATGACAGAGGCACAAATGAAAAATCATGCTAAAAGATATAGTCAATCTTATCAATATGATGTTAATTACAATAAGAAAAATTCAAACTGGAGCAAGAACTTTGAGGCTATGGCACTTAAAACAGTTTTAAAACTTAACATCAGCAAATATGGTGCTTTATCAGTAGAAATACAAAAAGCACTTCAAACTGATGGAATGGTAGTTAATGAAATAGAAGATGATGGAACTATAGCTGGAAAGTTCTCAGACAACAATGGAGATGTAGTTGAGGTTATAGATGATATAAAAGCAACTGATGAAGATAGAGTACAGTTATTAAAATTAGCAGAGCCTTTAAAAATCAATCTTGTTGATGTAGTAAAGAAAGAATTGAGAATTGATTTTGAAACTATGAGTAAATCAGAAGCAGATGAGGTTGATGCTTTTATAACTGACAGATTAGCAGATATGATGTAAAAGATGAAGAGGGATCCTTCCCTCTTCTCCTTACAGGAGGGTTGAAATGGTATTTAATTATATTATTAAAAGTTACATAGGAATAAAAATATCAGATACTGGAGATATTTTTAATGATGTTAAAAAGGATGTAGTCACTAGCCCAATAGATGCTTTAAAAGTTTACCAAGAACATAAAAAATTAGGATTAGATCCTGAAATTTTAAAGAGAGTTGATAGGAATTGGATGGAGATTAAAGAGAAAGACTTGGAACAGGATAAAGCTAAAATGAAAACTGTAAAAGTAAAAGGTATCAAAAAAGCTTTTCAAATAGTTACAGTTGGGCTATGAAGAAGGTGGCAAATGAAAAGAGGAACTTATAAGAAGTGTACTAGAAAAAGAAATAAACTTATTAAGCAATTAAAAGAACTTTGTAGAGTTGATTATAAGATAGATAATAAAACTTTGATACTGAAATTAGATATTTCCAAGACTGAGTTTTATAGAAACTATAAAGCTATAGCTGATGAGTGTAGAAAGTTAAATAGAAGTGAGAGTTTATTTGGTTAAGACAGGATTATAAACAAGGAGAAGAAATAATGACTTTATTAGTATCATATAATTGTGAAATGAAAAATAAAAAAATAGATTTGAAAGACTTTTTTAAATTAAATGATGAATTGCCTATTATAAGTTTATTGAAAATAAAAGAAGAAATATTAAAACATCATCCTAATTTAGAAAATATTTTTATACATAATATAGAAATTTTTGAAGGCAATTTATAATAATTCCCATTTTCATTGAAATTGGGAAAGAAACGAGGTAGAATATAAATGGAAAAGTTACTAAATGGAGATAAAATGTTAAACAAATACGAGGTCATGAAGTTGCTCAATGTTACAGAAGAAACGGCTAAAAAGAAGATGCAAGAAATAAATTGCGAAATTAGAAGAAAAAATAAAAACATTAAGATCTTGAGAGGTCGTGTTAGTTCTAAAGCATTGAGAGAAAAATATAATCTTTAATTGAAAAATAAAGGGTAACTTAATACCCTTATTTTTTTTGTAGGAGGTACTTCATGAAAAATCCAAACGGCTTTGGTACAGTCTATAAATTGACTGGAAATAGAAGAAAAAAATGGGTTGCAAGAAAAACTATAGCTTGGGAAGATGGGAAACAAAAAAGGGTAGTTGTGGGCTACTTTGAGAGTAAAAAAGAAGCTATGGAGGCACTAGGAAAGTTTATATATAATCCAAACTCAAAAATAACCTTAGATGAAGTTTATGAGGAATGGAGCAATTACCACTTTAAAAAGTTAAGTATAAGAGTTGCTGAAAATACTAAGTACACTTATAATGCTTACTTCAAAGAGATAAAAACTATGTATATAAGAGATATTGAAATAACTACACTTCAAAGCTTTTTCAGTAAGCTTGAAGAAAGTTTATCTAGTGCAAGTGTGAAAAGAATAAAAAGCATAGCAAGTATGATATTTGATTATGCAGTGAAAAAAGATATTATTGATAAAAATATCACTAAGTTTATAGAGTTACAGAAATTCAAAGCAGTTAAAATTAAATCACAATTTTCTACTGAGGAAATAGAAACATTGTGGAATAATAAAGATATGTACCTTGTAGATAGTGTTTTAATACTGATCTACACAGGTATGAGGATATCAGAGCTGCTTAATTTAAAAATAGAAGATATTAGCTTAGAACATGAGTATAAAGTTATTCATGTTAAAGCAAGTAAGACAGATGCAGGAATAAGAGATATTCCAATCAGTCCTCTTATACTTCAACTTATAACTAAAAATATAAGTGTTGGTAAAGAATATCTTTTTTTAAACTCAAAAGGGAATAAATTCAATTATCCAGCTTACAGAAATGCTTTTAAAATTCTTATGGAAAAATTAAATATGAATCATACTGTACATGAGTGTAGACACACAACGGCTACTCTCTTATCCAATGCTGGAGCGGATCCAACAAGCATCGTTAAAATTCTTGGGCACACAGATTATACTTTAACGAGTAGAGTTTATACTCATAAAGATAAAGAGCAGTTAGATAAAGCAATCAATTTAATTCAATAAAAAGCAATAAAAAAAGTAAGTGTTGTCTATTTGTTGGCTACGACCATACTTTTTAGTACTTTCTAGTACTAGTAGATACCACTTACTTTATATATAAACTTTGTGATATTAGCAATATCACGGTTCTTTATAAACTATATAACAATCCTCCAAGGTTAAATAAAAACTTCATAATCATTAGTAAACCTATCATTAACACTCTCATTTACAATCCTCCAAGGATTGTGATTGTTAAATGTAAAATAGCATAGTTTCTATCTTTAAAAAACTATGTGTGGGCTACTTGGTGGCTATAATAAAAAAAAGTAACTTTTTCATATATATGACCTCAAAAAAGCAGGGAAGAAATTCCCTGTTTTTGTTTGAAAAAATATGCTATAATATAAGTACCGAGCCAAGAAAACTTTTTCATGAGTAATTTTCCAAAAGAGCTGCTAATTTATTTAGCAGTTTTTTTATTTATGTTTACTTTTCTTAATTTTAAAAATTAGCTTTTTTATACATTTATCCTTGCATTTTAATCTTCAATAATTAAAAAAACCTCGTATTTTTAATTTTACGAGGTCTTTAAACGCATTTATACGTGTTTAATATCTATAAAATCCTAGATGTTTAAAAATATATCTTTTATCAATAGAACCATCAGGCATTGGAGTTTCTACACAGTTTCTTTCACTGTAAGCATATAAGCAAGGTACAAGAGCTTTTAATGCTACATATACTGTAGCCGCTGGAAATCCTGCTAAATGAATTGCATCTGCTTTATACTTAGACATAATATCATCACAAATCTCTTTATAGTTATTTGGAGTAAGTTGCCCCCATGCTTTTTTATCTTCCTGATCAAGTTCTACTACTTCATTATACCCTTGTTGATCTAATTCATTTGTCTGTTCTACTGTTAATGTGTGATTTGATAAATTAAGTATCTTCATTTTTATTCCTCCTCTTATATTATACAAAGATTATACAATATCACTTATACTTTTTTTTCTAAAAAATTACCTTTTTTATTTTTTAAGTTCTATTGACTTTTTAAATTAATGTAGTATTATTATATTAACAAGTGATGAACTTGTGCTTTTATATAACCCATTTGGGATTGTAAATTTCTTTATTTCTTTATAACACTGAAGGGATGAGATAAAAAATTTTATATAACCTTGGAGGACTGAAAGAGGCACTTAAAAAGTGTCTTTTTTTTATTTAAAAAATTTTTTAAAAAAAATAAAAAAACTTCTTGACAATTACGGTACGTAAATGTATAATTAAAATATAAATACGGGGCGTAAACAAGGAGGAGTTAAAATGGCAGTAAGAGAAAATGAAGTTATTAAAAACATGGTGGTTTCAAATGTAGAATATTTAGGTTGGATCAATATTGAAAAAAGATTGTCAACTAATTTTGAGGGAGTTGATAATCAAGTACTTGGATATAGAGAAGACTATTTTGTAACTGCTGAGTACAATGGGAAAACAGTTTATTTCCTAAAATTTGAAGAATTCTTTGATAACAAAAAAACAAAAACTTTCTATATGAGAGCTGATAAAAATCAAAACATCATGCCTTTACAAGATGAAGATGAATGGCTAGAAGATGGTAAACTATATAATGACAATGTTTGGTATGATCTGTAGGAGGAAAAAATGGAAAAAAAAGATAAAACTATACAATTTAATAGAGCTGGAAACGGCTCTATTACCCCAAGAGTCTCACTTCCAGCTAGTTGGGTTGAAAAATTAGGAGTAACAGAAGAAGATAAAAAAGTCAGTACTTACCAGTTTGAAAATGGTGATATTCTAATAAGTAAAACTTTTAATCAAGAGGGAATTATGCAAGAGGAACTAATAAAAGAAGCATATAACTTTGGAGTAAAAGCTAAGGAAAATTTCATAAAACAAAAGAAAAAAGGTAAAATTAATTATTTTATTTTAAACATTCTTAGAGAAACTAAAAATGAAAATATTGATGTAATGAACTACATTTTAGAACTATGCTTAGAGCTAAATATAAATAGTGAAGATTTCTTCATAGAAATTATAAAAGGTGATAAAAACTTAGCTCAAGCAATAATTAGTGGATTAATGAGTGAATAAGAGTGAATAAAAAAAGCTGGGGTTTTATCCCCAGTTCTTTTTTTATAATGCTATAATAGATAGGTCGCTTCTTTTCATTTTCTTTTTAAAATCATCAGTAGTATATACCTTAAAGCTTATATAGTTCTCTCCATCTCTCTCATTTGAGTTTGTAGCAGTTTGATTTCCGCCAATTGCTATTATATAATCATCATCTTTATAAGCTATCATTGATACATGCCCTGTCCATGTTCTTTTACCGTTTTTATCCCTATTCCTAAATACTAAAACATTTCCAGCCTCTGCATTTTCCAAAGAAACTTTCTCTTTTTTATTCAAGTATACTTCCTGTGCTGATGCTGTTTTATGTTTCAACTTATATCCACTATCTATAAAAGCAGATAGTAGAGATGTAGCACACCAGTTATCCCTTGCTGATAATTTCTGTTTTGGAACTACCTTGTCATGATATTCTTTAACTCTTTTATCCCCAGTCTTAGGATTTACCTCTTTAAGCTCTTTAATGAACCATTTAACAGGTTTTGGTAACTCATCTATATTAGTTAGCCCCTCAACTACTTCCAAAGGTACAACACCTTGTTCAGTGCTTCCTTGAGCATATCTTTTTTTAGCAATGTCAGCAACTATTGCTCTAGCATCATTTTTCTCTTTATTTTCAACACTACTACTTTCTTGTTCTTCAATGTCAAAAGGTTTAAACTCTATATTATCCTTTTCAGATGCTATTATAATAGGCTCTTCATTAAGATAAGGACTTTCTAATATTTGGTACACCTTTTCTTTTATCTCTTTTCTCTTAAGCTCAGGAACATCTTTTATAAAAGATGCTAATTGTTTTTCAGGAACTACTCCAGTTTTATTCATAACTTTATCTAGTACTTTTTTAACTGCTTGATGCTCATCAGTAGAAATATAATTCAATACTTCATCTTTAAACTTTGGTGATTCAATTTGACTATTTATCTTATTAAGCAGCTCTTTACTATCATTTTTAGGCTGTTCAATCACATTTTCAGTATCTTTAATAACATTTTTAGAGTCTTTAATCACAGATTCTTTATTATCAATAATTTTAACTTCCTCTTTCTTAGGTTGGAAAATTACTTCTTTTTGTTGTCTAATTTGATTAGAACTAGGATTTAAAAGATTATCTACTATATCCAAAGTTTCAATATAAGCTAAGATCCCAGCTTTATTATTTCTTTTTGCTATTCTTTTTTTAATCTCTTTATCATTTTCTCTTATTAGTCTTTGATAACTTTTATAAGCTCCAAGCTCATGGTCCTCAAGCATTGCTCTAAGAAATTCTTTTTTATTTTTACTTCTATTAAACTGTTCCATTAAAATTAAAATTTCTTCCTCATCTCTAACGCCTTTAAATGCTAGTATAGAGTTCAATGTTTTTCTATCTATCTTAGACATTTTAGATAATTGTGAATCTACATCAAGACCTAGTATTTTTAACTGCTTTTCTTTAAACTCTGTTCTCTCATCATTTAAAATTTCTTGAATACATGTTAGTTCTGCATGTTCTTCAACCATTTCAGTTATTCCACTAGCTCCTGCTATAACTACATCTTTATCAACACTTTTATCACAATTCATTAATTCATAAGCTTTATCAGGATTTTTCCTAAAAAATTCTACCCAATTTATAGCCCCACCAAAAGCTTTTTCAATAGGTAATGTACCATCTATCTGATCTATTTTAGCTAATGTTTGGTATTTAGTTTTCCACAACATTCTCTCTGTTTCTGATCCTGTTGTTATGTCACTTGGAATGCTCTTTCCTAACTTAAGATTATCTATCCCTCTAGCTATGAATTCAGGCGATAGAGTAGCCGCAAGGAAGTATAAAACCTTTTCTTCACTTGTTAATGTATTACTAGACATTGCTCTTTTTAGTCTTGCTGATGTCATATCTAAAACCCCACCTAGTGGAGTTCCACCACCAAATAAAATATTTATTCCTGATATGTCCAAAGCAAAGTCTTGAAGTGCATCAGTAACAAATGGAAGCACTGCCCCATCACTAAATAAAGCTTCAAATTTAGCCTCAGCTCTCTCATCTTCTGTGCCTCCACTTAATTTACCGTGAGTCCATTTAATTCCTGTATATAATAGAGCTGTTCCAACTGCCGCTTGTGAAAAATCAAATATATTTTTAACATTAATGCCAGAAAAAACCTGTTTATAGTTAGCTAAAAAATCCCCGTTAAAATCAAATCTTTTTCTAATTAATCCATCTTGTCCTTGATAAGTAAAAAGTGCCCTTCCTAATGATTCAACTGCACCTAGTGAATATCTCTTATATAGAAACATCATATCAGATACAAACCCACCATTTTCCATTGTTTCCATAGATTCATAAGCATTAAATTTTCTTCCTAGAATATCTGAAACTTGTTCAAATAAAGATTGAATTTTATAGTCAACTTCATTAGCTGCTCTTTTACCATTCCAAACAAGTTCCATTAATTCACTATCACCCATGCTTTTTAATCTATTTTTTATAGTTATAAGCTCATCTCCATCTAATCCATTAGATTGCAATAGTTTTCTTAAATCAGCTGGTGCCTCATCAATATTAGGGAATATATCTTTTAAATAGTTTATAGCAGCATATTCTGAGTTTACAACTCTATGCACGTCTGAAATTGATTGCCCTGTACCTGCTATATTTCCTAGTTTAGTCATAAATTTTTGCCCTTGCTTAGCTAATTTATAGTTTAAAGGCATTTTATCAATATCATTGAAAATTGGATCATTAGCTAATCTATTTTCAACAAATATTTCTGCTCTACGTCTTACAACAGGATCCTTTATTTTATCTAAAGTTAATTTTTTTATATTTCTATAATTTCTAATTAATTGCACGTCAACTTTTATAGGATCTACAACTGTTGCCTTTAATAAATTATACCTTTGATCCCATCCTAATCCTCTTCCTCCTATAACTTGCTTTAAGTTATTGAGTGGAAATTCTCTTTTAAAGTTAAAATTTCCTAATAGTTTCCAAGAAAATAAAGATTTTATAGTCTGTCTAGCCATAGAGCTAGTCAATTTTTGCTGTTCAGGATCTATCCAAAGATTAGGTTTATATCCACTTTCTACAAAGCTATTGCTAACTATTTCCTTCAATCCTCTTAATTGACTTTGAAGTTCTGTTCTTACATCACTATCTAAAGCTTTAACTGCTCCTCTTTCAGATTTATAAGTTGTTTTTGAAAACTCTTTTTCATTGTCTGTTAAATCATCTATGATAGTTGTAATTTTATCTAGCTCTAATCTATCCTTAGCAACTGTTGAATAAACATCACTGATGATCTCATAAGGTTTACGCTCATATCCTTCAAATACCTTAGCATAGTTGTCAAAGCTTCCATCATTTCCCCAACGTTGCCCTATTTGATACTTGCTTTGATAATCCCAAGGACCACCACCTTTTTTGCTTTGCTGAGTAGTTGCATTTATTGCATTTCTGAATGCTTGTGCCATCTGTTCAGGATAATCAATTATAGAGTAATTTCTTGTTGCAACTTCCTTTTTAGTCCCATCAAATACAAGCTCTTTTAAAACTACTCCCTCATCACTCCAAGGAAGTCCAACTGATCTAGCCTCATCCTCAGTTAAATCAACTGATTTTCCAACAAACTCTGAGAGTTTATTAATAAAATCATAATCTTTATTTTTATAAGCTTGTGTGATAGCCGCCATAACATCCTGCTTATTATATAGAGCATCTAAATAATAAGCATTTTCAATTTGAAGATCCTTTTTACTTCCTGATTTTATTCTTACAGATTCATTTAATTTATTTTTTATTAGCTTAACGAAATTATTATTTCCATCAATCACTATTTTTTCTCTGCCTTGTAAAGCTCTTACAAATTGTTGAGGGTCTATCTCCATATTTTCACAATACTTCCAAAGATAGTTACCAAAAGGTTCTACCATTCCAGTAGCTTTAAAAAGTTCCTCGGCATCTTCTGCTTGAAGTTGTTTCAAGTTCATCATCAAATTTTTGTAAAGTGGTTGTATAGCTCTAATCATCTCACTCTTAGTATCAATATTTGTTCTAGTTCCTATTCCATCTGCTTTATTGTTAAATTTTTCATCTTTATAAATTCTATCTATTTCTTGAACATTTTTTAAAAGCACATGATAATCATCTATAATGCTATGAACATAGTTGTCTTGAGGTTTTCCAAATGTGCGTCTATTTAATACTTCTGAGTAATTTTTTAAATCTACAACTTTACTATATCCTAATTTTTTTAAATATTTCCCTGCATCTGTCTCAGCTTTTAAACTTTCTTGAGAAAGCTTGTCCAAAGGTGCAACATCTCCCATTCTATACTTTTCAGCATAAATATTACCTTGCTCATCTATACTAGCCTTAACAAGATAAGTGTCTCCATCCTTTTCAAACATTAACCTTGCCTCAGATCCTCTATCTACATACTTATTTCTTGTATAAGCAACCTCATCATAAGAATCTAAACCAACTGTAGATACATATTTTTCTTTTACTTTTTTAGCTCTAACTCTTAAATTCTTTATTTCTTCTTGCTTAACTCCAATCTCTTCTAAAATTAAATTAGAAAGATTTTCTTTCCCATCTGCTGTATAATGTCCGTAATTTGTTTTAACCTCTGTAAATCCCTTAAACATTTCAGCTGGTGAGATCTTATCTCCTTTTATTAACTTATCAATATTATTCATTTCAGGTACTTCATCTAGTAGTACAGAATATTCTTGTAATCCTTGTAATTTCTTAGATAACTCTCTATATCTAACAGTATTCACATCTAAATTGAATAACATTTCTCTTATTTTTTTAGTTTCTTTTATTTTCTTATAAATTGTTTTTTTATCAGTCTCAAAGATCCCAAAGTTTTGAAATATATCTAAAACTGCCCTCTCATCATCAGTAACTCTATCAAAATCAGCTGGAGTTATCTTTTTACCAGTTTCTTTATATAGTGGAGTTCCACCTTCAACTGTTGGTATACGTGAGTTAAGAGCTTGAAATCCTGCTGTTGCCACAAGAGTTGTAGCTAATCCTGCGGCATCTTCTTTTCTAAAATCTTCAAAGATATTTCTATTATGTAAACTCCAAGTATCATAAGCATACTCACCCATATTTTCAAGAGCATTAAAAATAAATCCCCCTGTTTTACCAAATAATGTTACTTTATTTAAAGCGACATTGATTGGATCAGCGGCGTTAGTGATTCCCATTCCTGCAAAATCAAGAGCAAAGTTTTTTATTGCACTATTACCTTGCTTATATTTATCCATATTGGCATAAGTAGTTAAAGTTCTTTCTCTAATGTCATTAGCGGCTATCTCAAATTCTTCCTCTACTTTTTCACTTCCTAATTTATCACTAACAACTCTCCCTAAGTCTGCTACTTTTCTAACTGTATTATTCCCTGCTATTCTTAAATTAGCATCTAAATACTCAAAAACATTTTCAGGCTCATTGTATTGATAGTAATTAAGCCAGTTTATATTTTTATTTTTTTCATTGTTAGAACTCATACATATCACCATCATCCTTTATTTCAGTTGTAGTTTCTGTTTCTTCTATCTGATTTGCTACAATTCTATTTATATTAAAGTTTTCTGCTTTTACAGGAATATAATTGTATTTAATAGGAGCAACTCCAAGTTCATTTATATATTTCAATTTTTCTTTTAAATTATCATAGTTCTCATCAGACTTTAAAAAAACTTGAATTACAGCACTTGGATTTAATTTTAAACTTCTCTCATCTAAAATAGCATCTTCTAAATATAGTCCATAAATATAACTGTTTAATGCTTTCTTTGCTTTTTCTGTTCCTCCTAATGTTTGAAGTAAACTGTCATATCTTCTTTTAGATTCTTTATTAAAAAAACTTTCTTTAACTTCTCCATCAAATTCAAATTCTTTCCCTTTATTTAATTTTTCTTGAACATCAAAATAGTTGTTGTCCTCTTCTCCTTTTAATAAAACAGTTGGATTTATTCTTAATTCTTTCCCAAGATGCTTTAAAACTCCGTTTCTTATTTCAATATTATCTCCAGCTACACCATTGGCATAATTATAAACAGCCTCTCTTATTGCAGAATTGTTGGTATAACCATTGCTTTTATAAGTTTGAATGTCTTGCTTTACTTGATTAATATCTTCCTTTGCTATAATTTTACCTACTGAGTTATCATCAGCATTCCCAAGAACTTCCATATCTACACCATAGATTGTTTTAAGAGTGTAGTTGTCATTAACCATTTCATCAGTAGTATATTCTATTCCTGTTAATTCTTTAGCTAGTTTATAAGAGTCTCCACTTTTTATATATCTTCTTATTTTATTTTCTGTATTTAACAGTTGTTTTATATTTCTTTCTTTTGCTTTTGTATTCAATTCCATTTTTGTTAGTTCTCTAGTAGAAAAATTTTTAACATTATCATAAACATCATTTATTCTACTTTTAAAGAACTCTACTGATGTTTTAAATTCTTCATCAGTTTTGCTATATTTTATTTGTGATGCATAACTCTCAGCCATCTTAGTGAGTAAATTATCATTTTTTACTACACTCAATAAGTTATTTATCTTAGCTCTTTTCTGATTCAAGTTCATGCTTGAGTTAACTATCTCATTAATAGCCTTGTTAAACCTTCCCTCTTCCATTCTCATTACTCTCTCAGACACTAGCAATGATACCTCTGAGTCTGTCATCCCAGTTAATTTCTGTAAGTTGTCTGCCATATCTGTGAAGTCTTGAATTGCTAGTTCTGCACCTTTGACATCATTTAAAGATAAATCTGAACTAATTGCTACTCTTCTATCCATGTTAGCAATAATGTCATCAACTTGTTTTTCAATAACTACACCATTTCTTTTACTCATCATATCAACTAGAGTGAGTTCATCATTATTCCTTATTCTTCTAGCCATTAACTTTTTTTCATCAGCAGTTAAGTACTCACTCTTTAAAATCCTGCTCTCTTTCTCTCTTCTAATAGTTTCAAATTGTGTTAAAGCATTTCTATATCTTTCCTCATCTTTATAGAGAAGTGGGTCTGACAACACTTCTTTTTTAAACTGTAAGTCTTGTTCTTCCGCTGATAATAATAAATTTTGCTTTTCATTTTGTATTTTAGCCTCATCAGCTTTTTTCCCAATTTCTTCAAGAGCTGACAACATAGCAGCTCCTGATCCTCTATCTAGTAGATACTGACTTTGAGTATCTACATGAATACCTACTAAATTAGCCCCTGTTCTTTTATCTGCAACATATTGCTTTATAAAATTGTTTGCCATTTATTCCCTCCTACCATTTGAATTTATTTCCAGTTCCTGAAAATGTGTAGTTTCCTAGTGTCAAATTAGTATTACCAAATCCTGTAGTTCCTCCATTACTTCCAGTATTTAAAACTAATTTGTCATATAACTGAGGTGCTTTAAATGTTTCTGCTCCAAAGTTGCTAACTTCATTTCCACCACCTGCAATAGATCCTCCGCTTGCTCCATTTGCTCCTGCCGCATTCTCTGCTATTTTAGTTATACCTTCCATAATCATAGAATTAGCTTGTTGATCTGCTCTGATTTTATTTTTATTTATTCCTGAAATAGTAGAACTAAAATCAGTTCCTACTTGGTACATCTGCATGCTCATTTGATTTGATAACTCACTAATAGAAAAGCTTTGATGATCTATCATAGCTAATATATTTTCTTGAACTTCATTTTCTAACATCTTCTTTGAATCATCTTTGAAACTATCATTTTCTTTATCAATATTTTTTCTTTCTCCTAGCTGTATATTTAAGTTTGAAGATGCTTTCTCCATAGTGTCAATTAAATCTGCTCTCTGAGTTGCAAATCCTTTTAAAACACCTTCTAAATTAGTTTTATAAGCTCTTTCAACTTCTTTTTTATTAACTTCAAATTGTATTCTTGCCGCTTCTCTCTCCTGCTTAGCTATGTATTTAGAAGATTTTTTATTATTTATTCCATTTAAAATTAAAGATGCTCCAGCAGTAATTCCTATTATTGTTCCTGCTCCTATCATTTTAGCCTCCTTTTCTCCTAGTCAGATGCAATTTTAACCTTAGTATCTATTCCTAGAATTTCTAATACTTTATTATTTTCATTGCTTAAAATTCTTATAGTATATCCATTATTCACTCTCTCAGATTGCTCACATTTGTAAGTACTGAAAAGGTCATCATAAGCTTTATTTTGTAGAGGTGTATTAAAAATATATACCCCTTTAACAGCCTCTCTATCTTCATTCAATAGTTTCATGAATACCCTTTGAATTGTAGATGCATAATCATTACTATAACTTCCACCCTTGCTTGTTTGCATGTGTGGAGGATTTAATTTTAAAACTGCCTCTGAGTAGTTTAGTTCTGACTTTTCTAATATTGCATTATTGCAAATAAAATTCTCTCTATATCCAAATAACTCATTTGATGCGTCAATGTCTAATGATGTTCTTCTAAACTGGTTATAATCTAAAGACTCATATAAATAGATCTCTTTTTTATTTAAGTTAGTTGCTATTAGTACTGTTCTACCTTCAATTGTTATTTTAGTTAATGCACCCATTTTTCTAGTGATGTCATACTTCTCAGCATCATAAGTGCTATAACTTTCATAACCAAATGAGTTTGGAACTGCTTGCACACACTTCAATTTATTTTCCACTGTTAAATAAAAGAAATTATCCCCTACTAATTCACATTCATAACTACAAGGAACTTCTCCAGCTATAAATACACTATAGTTACTGTTAGTTAAAACTTTACTGTATGAAATAACATACACTCCTTTATCAGTTGCAACATATAAAGCATTCCCTACTTTACTTCTCAAGATGTTAGGTTTTTGATTATTGATTGGAGTAGGTTTAAAATAGAAAGGATCATCAGAATTTATTCCATTTCTAAAGTCAAAAAAGTTATCTTTTCTAGAAAAATAAAAAGTATTATCTTTTATGATATAAAGCCTGTCAGAAAGCACTCCAACGTCAGTAAAATTATTTTTTAACTCCTGTAATTTTCCATATACAAGGTCACCATTTATGTTTTTGATATTCATATTAGTAAAATAGCCACTTCCATATACTGTGTCGTTTACCTCGTTAGAAAAGGAAACGTTAGTATTACCTAAAATATAACTCTTATTATCCTCATTTTTGTTAAATCTGTACAAAATTCCAAACATTAACCCCTCAACTGGATCCTTAATGTCATCTTTATCAATAGAAGATTTATATTGTTTGTATACTCTTGCTAATTTCAAACCTGTTTCATACAAATATATCCCATCTTCTTTACTCTCTAACTTTGGATTTGTATAAGTACTAAGCATTGCAACCCTTAATTCACTTCCAACTTTATAAACTTTATACACATCCAACTTTACATCATCTTTCTCAACAACTGGATATTCAAGTAATGATAAAAAATTACTCTGTCCTATATTCCCAGTCTCAGCATTAAACTCAAAGACTTGGGGAGAAGAGGAACAGATTATTAAACTATCATCAAACATTTTCACATTTGTATTTTTAGCTATAGCTTTATTAAGATTGTGTTGCAGACTGTATAAGACTGTGTAATCTTCTTTATTTAGTGTGTAGACGTGTGTAGAGGTAACAACTATAAAGAAATTATATCTAGTGTCTAAAACCTCTATTATATCGCCTACAGGGATATTCTTTTTTATATACTTTTTAGCAAACTTTAAGTTTCCAAGCTCTGTAATTATAAAGTTTCTTATCTCTCTTGCTGACTGTTGGTATATTTCAGACTCTCTTATTCCATTTAATCTTTCTCCAACTTCTCCATAGATAAAAAAGTTATTTCTATATATCATCTCATTAGCCATTATTTACCCCCATGGATTGTAATTAAAACCTTGTTGATTTATAATTTTACTTCTCTCTTTATACTCATCTTGTGAAAAAAGCTGGAATCTGTCTTGATATGCATTAAATGCAAGACACATATCTTTACATAAAGATGCAACCATGTAATCAAATAGCTTATCAGGATACTCTTTAACATCTATCTTTCTACAATATTGAATATTCAATTCACTTGATGAAGAATAAATAAACTCATTTTCTTCTCTATAATCATTATCAGCTCTTATTATATTTAAGCAGTCAACTGGAGTATTAAATCTATTTTCTCCCATGTCATTAGTTCCTGTACTTGTTAATTCAGTTGTTACTGAGTTAAATAAAAAGGCTGTCTGTTTTGCCATGTTATCAATAATCTTATCTAGTAAAGCTACTGCTGTAATATACTCATCTGATTTATTATCATTGTATGCATTATTCTTTCCTAATCTGAAAAAAGCTGTTTTTATAACCTCACCTTTATCAATCATTTTTAGATCCTCCTTTCAAAAATGCACCCAAATAGGTGCATCTTCTACTTTTTATTTTTATTTTCTTTATATTGCTCCAACATATTTTTTAATTTTTCAGGAATTGGTATTCCACATATACTTGCATTTTCTAAGATAGAAAGCCCTTCATTACTTAGTAGAACCCCTATTGTTAAAGTTCTAAGAGCAAATTTATTATCAAATAATAAGTCTATCTGATGAGCTAATACAATTAGTGCTATCATTACCATCTTTTTTAGAAGTCCTTTAAACCCTTGCTTACTATTAGCTTTCTCTATAATAAAAGCTTTAGCTACACCAGTAAAATAATCTACTGTCATTAGTATAAATAAGACTTCAAGCATTTCATCAATGCCACCTATCACATAAAAGAACAGACTTATCATAGCCCCAATCATTAAAACTATTTTATTTCCTATGATAGAAAATACATCTACTAATATTTGAATCACCTCGTCAAATGTCATCATTCCCTCCTAGCTGAATAAGTAGTTTATAAATTTATCAAATACATTAAACCAATAGCTTGTGATTGCTAAGCTAGGGAATAAAGAAGCTAGGACACACATTAAGAATACTCCAAAGAGTATCATAGATATAGTTTGTGCAAATATATCTATCTTTTGTTTTTGAAGTTCTTGCTCCTTTTCTCCATTCTTAGATTTTTTTAGGACTATATCTAAACCTTTAGTAAATAGCCCTATTATCTTAGCCCACATTGTTATCACTCTCCATCTGCAAGCTCAATATGTGGTTTATCCCAACCCCAATCATATCCAAAAACTAAATTTACTCCTAATTGTTTTCCAGCTAATTCAAAAGTATCCCTTAATTTTTTCCAACGTGGATCATTGCTACTATCTGTATTTTTCCAACCTATATAATAAATATCAACTGCTCTTCCTAACTGATGATTAGATTTTTTTGTTATCCCATCAAGTTTAGAAGTTCCTTTTCTGAAATATTCTTGTTGTTTTTCAGTTGTTCTAAGCCCTTCATTTACCCAAAAGTCTACTTCTGAAATTGCTAAGGCATACCCAACTACTGCTATTAATTTGTGATTTACACCTTTGAGGTTCTCTCTTGTTCTTCTACTAGCTTTATTCATAATATTCAACTCCTTTTAAATATTTTTATCTGTCTTAAACCACTAGATTAATTTTTTATGCTTAAAAAAATTTACACTAATTCTATAATTTATCAAAATAAAAATTCTTTCTTTTTTTTAAAAATCTGTTATAATTTTATTATTATTTAATAATAAAAATGGGAGAGATTTATGAAGCAAAGAGATGCATATTTTGATAATGTTAAAGGAATATTAATTTTATTAGTTATAATAGGACACTTGATAGAACCTTTTTATCTTAAAAGTAAATTTGTTGAAAGTTTATATACATTTATTTATACTTTTCATATGCCAGCTTTTATATTTTTATCGGGATTATTTTTTAAACCTGATTTAAAAAAAGCTTTTTATTTTTTGAAATTATATTTAGCCTTTCAATTTCTTAGATTAGGATTAGAATATTTTATTTTTCATAGAAACTTAACACTATATTCATTTTTATATCCAGCTTGGACATTATGGTATTTATTAAGTATGTTCTTTTGGTATTTAATAGGCTATTTTAATGAAAAACTTAAAATATCTGTTACTATAATGTTTGCTATATCTCTATTAATAGGATTTATTCCTTTTGCAAATAGTATATTTAGTTTTCAAAGAACTTTTGCTTATTTAGGCTTTTTTGCTTTAGGAGCTTTCATTAATTATAAAAATTTTAAAAATAAACTGTTCTATATATATACTAATCATATATATATATATATATATTATGATTTTATATTGTATAGTTATATTTTTTTGTGTAACAAAATCAAATATTCCAATGGAGTTATTTTTTAATAATAATCCATATGAAAATTTAGGAATTTTTATAAGAATATTCAATTTTTTAATGGCTTCTATAATTTCAATAGTTCTATTTAGATTTACATCTAATAAAAATTGTCTTTTAACTAAAATTGGTCAATATTCCTTATGGATTTATTTAGGACATACTTATTTTCTTAGTGGAATTAGAATTTTAATTAGATATTTTTTATAAAAGCGGGTAATCCCGCTTTTATTATTAAATGCCATAATATTCATTAGAAGTAACCATATCTAAACCATATTCTAAAAATTTATCAGAGGTAGCTTTATCAATAACTACATTTACACCAACAGTTAATCCATATTCATGTGCTTCTCTTGTCAAATCAGCTGTAATATTATTTATGTCACTATTAATTCCAGCATTTCCATAAGCAGCTGCAAATAAAATATTGGCTTGATCAAGACTGAATAATGGTTGAATATGTATATTTTGATTCTTCTTTCTCAATAAAGATAAAGCATCTTTTGAGAAACTGATAACTATACATTTTTTTTCTAATCCGAATCTATTAATATCATTAATTAATGCATCTACGAAAACATAGTCTATATTTATAGGCTTTATTTCAATTACAGGAATTTTATTATATTTCTTACAAATAGCAAGAAATTCAGTTAGTTTGGGAACGTGCATTTCTTCATTTGTATGACTTGATTTACTATTGATTATTAATTTGTCTATATCGGTACTTAACATATCAGCTATATTCCCTGTCCCATTTGTAGTACGATCTACTGTATCATCGTGCATACAATAAAGTATTCCATCTTTGGATAAGTGAATATCAGTTTCTATAGCATCAAATCCAATTGTACAAGCACCAATAAATGCTGGTATGCTATTTTCAGTTTCAACAGTTTGATAACCTCTGTGAGCAATATGTAAATATTTAGCTGGAAATTCTGATTTTGTTTTCTTTTCTATATTTATTTTTGGTATTTCACCTAATCCTAAAGCTAAATAATTATTATATAATAAGCAATCATAATTTATATAACTATTATTCTTTTCTCTAAATGAAACAGTTAAATATTTAGTGTAGGGTAAAATTAATATTTTATCAGGATTTCCCCAAGTATAATCTTTTTTTTGATTATCTTCATTAAAAGCACAAATAGCAATATCATAATTTTTATATAAATTAGTATCAAAATAAATAACATCTATATTAGATACATCTATTATCTCAGAATAATGAGCTCTATTCTGTGCCGTACTACTAGTTATATTGCCATTTTCTATTGTTTCAACAACTCCTTTTTTAGTTTTTTCTTTATCTAAAACAAAAGTTTTTACATCCAAATTTATAGTATTAACATCTATTATCTCTTCGACTGCATCACTTTTATACAGTTTTAAATTATAAATCTTATTATAAAATTCTTCTAAATTAAAAGCTACATTATCATTTCTTGCACAAACAATATTAATGTATTCTCCCGTTGAAATAAATTTATATCTTTCCTCACTAGTAATCCAACCTGAATCTTTAAGAACTGATATCCCATCATGAATTTGTATTGCATATTTATATAAAGTATCAGAATACTCAAAAATATATTCTTCCCCTTTTTCCACTTTTATCCAAAACTCAGGTTTTAAACACATTCTATTGTATTTATACTGATAATGTAATAGATTTTTTGTAAGTTGATTTCCATATTGCCAAATAAAACTACTTTTTGGAATTAAATTTATATTTTTAGGAAAAATATTATTCAATTTCTCATGAATTTTGAAAACTGATAATTCCTTAAAATTCTCATTAGGTTCGCTTAAACTTTTACCATTGTAAGACCCATTACATATATAAAACTTTCCTGTAGTTGGAACTAAATATACTGCATCTTTAACTGCTGAAGTAAGAGGAAAGTTTCCATTATACTTACCAGCTAAAGCTTGTGTATCTTTCTCAAACTCAACTCTTGTTTTTCCACTTAAAGCTTGTGCATTAGAAGTGGAAGGACTACCAGCTATTAAGCTTTTAAGTTGTTCTATAACTTTTAGAGCTTCAGTTTGTGTTAAACTTATTTGCTTATTTCCCTCTGCTATAACTAACGAAGTTTGTTCAGAACCTTTATCGGTTACAGCTTTAACTTGCTTTGTACCCTCAGCAGTTACTAAACTAAGAGTCTCTGTTGTGAATTGTTCTTTTTCTTGCTCTGTATAATAGTCAGTCCCTTTAATAGGTTTATCCCCTTTTAGATTTTCAAATTTTAAATCAATCTTTCTTCTTTCTGGAGTTCCACCTAATGAAACTGTAACCTTAGGAGTTCCAGCATTGCTATTTACACTAGCAGTAACATTATCAATAGCTCCAGCAGGTCCTCTAATTTCTTCCTTTTTTTGTTCTATATACTCATCAAGAACTTTCTCCATTGCTTTTATTAAGTTTCCAAATTTTTCATATAAATCGCTTATTGGCAGTGCTTTTATTTCTCCATTTTCATTCATATACCATGTAGTTAAAGGTTCTAATTGAGCTAATACTTTAGTTAATTGTAAAGTATCTGAGGTCATTCCTACTGACTTTAAATAACTAAATAGATTAGTAGTATCATCAACTAATTGATTATATTTTTCAGTCAATACAACAACATCAGGAAAATCTTCAATATACTTGGAAGAAAGTTGTAAATAGTCATAAACTATTTGAAATTGTGTTGCTTGTTGTAAAATTGTGCTATCTAATATCTTTAAATAGTCATTTCCTGCCTCATTTATAAAACTATAAGAGCCCTTTGGAATAACTTGAAATTTATCATTTTCTTTTCTCCAAAATGGAACTGCTATAGCTTGTTTAATTCCATTTACTTCATATTGATTGCCTGTATTATTAAATTCTCTGACAATTTCTACAAGCTTACCATTTTTATAATCTTCATTTGCCATTAATTGCCTCCTATAAGAAAAGGCTCAAGGCTCTTTTAAGCCTCAAGCCTTAGTTAGGTCTATTTATTTAGTCCATTAAAGATGCTGGTCTAGCTGACTCAGTAGGCTTTAGAGATAACTTAGTAATAAAGTTAGGCTCTATAATTACTGATCCAGTTGACTTAACAACTTGTAGATGCCATCTTAAACCATCAGTTTCATAGAATTTAGCTGTTGGAATTACTGAACCTTCCCACTCAGCATAACCGAAAGAGTTTGACGGAATAATATAAACAGTTCCTGAGTCTACTAATTGAGATATAAATATTTCAGCACCTTTCATTGATAAAGGTAAAACTCCATCTCCACCAGTGATTGCATCTTTATAATCTCCATGGATGAATGCATCAGATGTAGAGAATCTTTTATAATCTTCTCTATTCATAACTATTGCAACACCTTTTTTACCGTCAGGAGTCATTTCAGCAGATACATAACAATCTCTAATTTCTGCTAAAAGTGTTCTAGCCGCATCTAAAGTAGTAGGGTCTAATGTTGCACTGCCTGCTTTATTTAACTTAGCATCTGACTCTGTTATCTTCTCTATAATCTTTTCATCTTCTTTTGTTAAAACTGCATTTGTAAGTCTGTTGACGATTGGATCTTTTAAGTTTAATTTAGTTTTTTTCATTTCAGCTTGTGATAATTTATCTTGTGCTGAAACATATTCAATAGTAGCCACAAATTTAGAGAAATCTGGTCCATCTCCTGAGAAACTAGAGTCAAACATTGTTGGTACACCATCTTTAGCTTTTCCACCTTTATATCTGTAGAAAGTGATTGACTCTCCTCCCTCTTGTGTTTTTCTTTCTCCAAAAGTTTTTAATCCAGCTGGTTTAAGTTGGTCCATACATGCTAAAACTGCTGTACTAAAATTTTGTTGTACTGTGTTTGTAGTTGCCATTTTTTACCATCTCCTTTTTTATTTTAAGTTAAAAGTTTTTTTAAATTGTTCTTGTTGTTCCTTTGATAGATCCTTAATAAGTTTATTAATAATTGGGGTTCTATCTTCTCCATCTCCTAGATGCTTAGCTAGATAGTCAGTATATTCACTGATAGCTCTATCAAGTGTCATACCTTGTGATCTAACTTCCTTAGTTCCTTTAGTAGATCCTAATCCTAGAGGTTTTCCACCACTGCCTTTTATAAAAGCTCTATGAAGCAACTTGTAAACTATTGGGTTACTCATAGCTTCCTTATAAACTTTATTTAATTGCTCATCACCTTGAGTTATTTCTTTTAAAAACTGTCCAACTGCTTTATAATCTCTCTTTTCTTGTAGAGATAATGATTTTTGTAGTTCAGCTTTTACCTTTTCTTTATTAAATGCCTCTGTTTCTCTACTCTTTAAAGCGTGTTCAATTTCTTTATTTAATAGATATTCAACTTGCTTTTGAGTAAATCCTTGCTCTTTTAACTCTGCCGCTTGGTTATTGAATAACTCTCTAACCTCATCATTTTCAAAGTTTATTCTATCTTTAAAAGCAGTAAGGTCATAATCTCCAAATTTAGCCTCTACACTGTCATCAAATTCTAAATTATCAGGATCAAACTCAGTATCATCTATTTGTTGTTCCTCTGCTCCCTTATCTGCATCATCATTTGTTAACTCATTGGTATCATCTCCACCAACTCCTCCAGTTATTTCAGATACATCAGGACCTTGTTCAACTGTTTCTTCTGTAGTTTGATCTAAATTTTCAACTATTTCTTCCATCCATTAACACCTCTCTTCTTTTTAAAATTAAATCTGTTTTCAGCTTACCTAATAATTCCCTCTGTTCAGGGTATCTATTAGTTTTCAAATAATGAAACTCTCTTTTTCCTCTCTCATCTAGCTCACACTCTTCTATTAGTTCTATCAACTCATCATTAGAACAGAATTTAGCTAAGAGCTTATTATATTTATCTCTTTTATCTCTATTCTCCATTAATGCCTCCTGCTATCTTCTCAACTTGTTGTTGAAGTCCTGCATTTTGTACTTGACCTAGTTGTGCAAGTTGTGCTATTTGCTCATCCCTCTTAATAGCATTTTGAACATCTGTGCTATTAGGAATAAGTTCAGCTGGTATTCTCATCATTTCAGCACTCCATTTATTAAAACTTGGAATGTCTATGAGGTATTTTCTTCTATTCTCATCAGTAATTTCAGCATTGATTTGATACCAACTTACTGCATCCATTACTCTCTCCCTACCTGCATTCTTAGTTAATTCATTAAGATATACAATCTGAGAGAACTCTAAATACTTGTTATTCCCTGTATCTCCACCCTCTATACTGCTATAATCTTCCAATAATCCTTTTTTCTGTAGAATGATATAAGCATCCATAAAAGTTGGCTGTAATAACTCTGTATTTATAAGCTCATAAGCTCCTGAAAATTCCTTTCTAAACATCTCATGTCTTAAACTCATTTCAGTAGCACTTCTATTTCTAGTATCTAAGACATCACCCAAAGGCTGTGCCATGTATACCTCTCTTATTCTCTGTCTACAATCTGCTATATCCTGTTCAACTGGAATAAGATTAGTTCCAAGGTTAATAGGCTGAACTCCTAAATCATTTTCAGCACTTAGCCCATCACCTGCATAGTTCTTTGCTCCTGCCTCAAGACTGACCTTATAGATTAAATCAATATTCCCTTTGAAGTTGAGTGGAGGATCTACAATTTTATCTACATGTGTTAATCTCTTAGTTTTATAATTTTCTAAGTCAGTAAATAAATCTGTATTTTCTCTACCAATACCAACTCCCCAAGGATTGGAACTGTCAGTACTCCACCTAAAAACTCTGTAAGGTTGATAATCTAAAACCTCCTCTAGTAGCAACTCATCAAAGTTCTCTGTATGAACTAAATGATAATAAACCACTGTAGAATCAGCCTCATTGAAGTCAGGTATTACACTTTCAATAACATTTATAGTTTTTTTCAGATCCTCTTCATCAGTCATTTCACTAGGTGACTTCCAACCATTTATATGTCCGAACATATCATTTAACTGTTGTAAGTTTTTACCTGAATGAATTTTGAATGTGATTGTAGGATGTCCGAAACTATCCTCTAAAAAATAGAAGTTGTCCATGTTTATATACTCATAAGTAAAAGGTTTGGAATTACTTTTAAGTTCAACTATTTTCCTTATTCCTGTTCCTACCCTTATACAGTCCATAACAGCCTTGGCAGTCTCTGTATAGTAATTAGTAGTCTCATTTAGCTCATAAACAGTATTGCTATTTTTTTCCATTAACCTGTTTAGATTTTCAATAGCACCTTTAGCAACTTCTCCATCTGTTGCTGTCATCTCTTTATAAGCCACAGGATTAGTTTTAAGCATTGCCCAACTTCCACTTCTTGAGAAAATAGATGTCATTATAAAGTTACATAAAAATCTTTGAGATGTCAGAATAACTGAGTCAATCTTTCTTCTCTCTAATTTTTCCCTTTTACCACTATCCTTAATCTCAAAAAATGGATCTGTTAATTTAAAAGTTTCATTATAGCTTTCTTTTATATCAGACTTATAGTCTTGTGCTTGTTGGAAGAGTTGTTTTAATTTATCTTGTGTTACTAATGCCATAACTATCTCCTCCTAAAAGCTTTTTTTAGCTTGTCCTCATCAGACTCATCAGAACTATATCCTTTAACTGCATTACTAAAATCTACAGTTGTAGTAGGTTTACCCTTTCTTTGCTCCTCAACTTGCTGATTAGCCATAACTTCACTATCTTGCTGAACATCTTTATTGAATTTATCTTCTCTTTGTTGTTGCTGTTCTCTCTCTCTTGCTAATCTTTCAGCCTCTTCTCTCTGCCTTTTAGCCTCTTTCTTAGCCTCCTCATTAGGGTCATTACCTATCAATCCACCAGTAACACTACCTAAGACATCACCAATAAAGCCACCTTTATGCTTTTTTATATGATTTTCAATTCTATTTTTTAAACTATATTCAATTTCTGTTTGCATCTTGTCACCTCCTTAACAATGATAATTATTAAGTTATCTTTTTCTATTTCAGTAACATTTTTATATCTTCTTTTAATGTGATTATGTAGACTCTCAACCTGCTTATTTTCTGCTGTTCTCCACACTCCTATACATCCATATTCTTTTAAGATGCTATCAAATAAGTAAATTATTGATTTTAAAGAATAATTTTTTTGGTTTGGAAGTTTGAACATACCAATAAAAGGAATGTTGTTGTATATTTCTATATCACAATAGTAAGAATCATTTAGAAGAAACCCTCTATCTGCATATCCTTGTTTTTGTGATCCATAGAAATAGTTTTTATACTCCTCTTCTCCTTTGAGAGTTTGGATATAATCCTCAATCTCTTTTATCTCTTCTTTACTTAACTCCCTTATCAAGATAATTCCCCCATTCTTTACCTGTCCATCTTTCAAATGATTTTTGCTTAGAGCTTTCTGAATATATTGCATATCTTAAAGCATCTAATAAGTCATCATTTGCTTTAACAGGCACTCCTTTACTCTTATCCCACACATAGTTGTAGATCTCTTTTTTGAAGTGACTGCAACTATCTAAGACATAGAATTTATTAGTTTTCATTAATTGAGCAACTACCTCAATACCTGATAAAACTTCTTTATTAGCGTTATGTGCTTTGAATCCCTCACGACTAAACCTAGCCACGTGTTCAGGTCTAGCAGAATCACAATAAAAATCTATATTTCCAAACTCTTTTACAACTTCTTTAGCTTGTTGTACCCAATAATCAATCTCTTCATATTGAGCTACTATCTCTTTAACTAGCAAATGATTACCTAGTCCATCTACTCCAATAACTGCAATAGATCCTAAGTGTTCATATCCCCAGTCAACACCAGCAAAATATTTAATTATGTTTTGCTTATTGTATCTAGCAAGAATCATAGATTTATTAAAATCTTTATAGACAACTCCCTCACTATTTACCCAAAGCCCTAAAATATCTCTGTCATAAAATAGTCCTGTTGGAGTTGTTGACTTAACATTTTCTTTATACTCATCAGTAAGAAAATCATTGTCATCTAATTCAAAATGAATCTCAATTATTTTATTGTTATCAGCTTTATCAATATAGTCAGTTTTAATATAATGTTCAGGATTATCAGGGTTAGTGTCCATCATTACCCTAGCACCTTCTCCTGAGCATCTATTTAATATCTCTCTGACTACTTCCTCAACTGCTGTTGTTCCCTCGTTAATATAAGCACCAAAGGAAGTCATCCCCCTTATACGTGCCATATCTCTAATTGTTCCATGTCCAAAACAACACACTTTTACTCCAAAGAGCTTAAATTCATTATGCTTATTAAAATTAATCTCAATACCATACTTGTTAGTTAATTCTATTAGCACATTACGAGCAAGAGATCCTAATGAGTTTCCTGCAAGAATATACTGAGGCTCTGGAATATTAAGCTTATCAGCTATCTTTCTGACTCTTTTAAGTTCTAATAAAAATAGATCATTATCTGCCACTGTTTTTCCTGCTCTTTTTGCTCCATGTAGAACTAAGAGCCAAAAATTTTTTTTAAAACATTTGAGAGCTTCAATCTGCTTTCTTGTATATAACTTTCTTAGATTATTCTTCATCCAATGCCTCCATAAGAGTGTTTATGTACTGATCCAGCTTTTTCTCTGCTCCACTCTGTTCTGTTGTAGCTTTCTTTTTATCTATTTCTAATTTTTCCAGTCTTTCAATTCTATCTAGTTCAAATATTTTTTGCTCTAGTTCCTCAGACATTAAAAGCTTTTCAATAACTGCTTTGGAAACTCTTCCATTTTCCTGCCAGTGATTTAACTCATATTCAACTGCCTCTAAGATCTCATCATTCAACATCAATCTTTTCAGCTTGTTTGCTCTTATTTTTTCCCTCTGTTTATTTCTAAACTCTTTAAGATACTCCAGTTGTGATTGCTGTAGATTTTCTTTAGCACTAATCTTTTTTACTACATCAATACTTGTGCCACTTTGTGCCGATGCTTCTCTTATAGTTGCACCCTCTTCGACTAGTATTTTAGCCACTTCTTTAGCCTTTTTACTTGTCACGTTTTTGTCACGTTTTTTTGTCACACTATTCCAGTTGTGACGTGACTTCCATTTTCTTACAGTAGCAACAGAGACATTATATTTTTCAGCTATTTCTTTAGTGCTCATCCCATTGCTATAATCAATCTTAGCTAATTCATAATTGTTCACGTCATCTGCCACACCTCCTGAAAATAAAAAAAGGGCTAGAAAAATTACACAATCCACATTATGTAATTTATCTAACCCTTTAGTTACGAGTCTTATTAATATTCATTTTTTATAATTATATCATAATAAGCTCTATTATTCAATTCATACTTGTTTTTTCTAAGATAATCTCTGTTTTTTCTCCACATTTACACTCAATGTATAATTTACCATTTTCAAGTGTTATTTTTTTCCCTATCAAAGTAAACTTTTCAGAGCTTTCAACATTAGCTAAAAATCTATTGCACTTCTTGCATCTGTAATACATTTTATTCTCCTCTTAGGATTTTCTCAACATCTTCAAGACTTCTGACTATATAATATTCTGCTCCATTCTTTTTAAACTGCTGTTCAATCTCTTTTTGTTCCTTGCTCTGACGCCCTGTAGTTGTCTTAATTTCAATTCCAAGACATTTACCCTTAAATAATATAAGCAAGTCAGGAAAACCTTTTTTCTGCCCTTTGGCAAGACTACGGAATCTTTTACCTACTGGATCATACACAGTATTATTATTAGTCCTTTGAAAAAATAGTTTTCCTTGGTTCTCTAAGATGCTTAAATAATCAATAATAGCAGATTGAATTTGACTTTCTACCATTTCCAGAACTCCCACCATTTTGGAGAAAGTTTTTTTATTTTACTTAAAAGGGAATCATTTAATCTACATAGCTCTT